TCGCTAACTTAGAGGAGGGTGAATCTCTTGGTGGGATGGACAGAATGGTTCTTGAACAAATCACGGGGAGAAGTGGGGGCGAACTAGATGAGTTCGTGACAATGGTGGATAAACTCGAAACGAATCTGAGTGTTGTGAGAGATTATGGGGCACAAGTGAAAGCACAAGGCATGGAAGCCACAGCCAAAGCCGCTGGTTTCAATAATGTTGAGGATTTCAAGAAGATGCTTGCTGACGAATACAAACTCGCTCTCAACGCACAAGGCGAACTCATGAGTTCGGAAACGGGGGAACTGGTTGATGGTGTGGAAACCTACGCTATCCACATGGGGGATGCTATCAAAGGAAGTGTAGAGGAAGCCATGTCTATGGAGGACGCTATGACCTCCGAGATTGTTAAGAACACGGCATCGGCATCGGCAGTGTTAGAAAATATGATTGGCAAGGAACTCAATAAGATATCGGGCTTTGTCGAGGGGATTTATTCTTGGCTTTTTAAGGGTAGTGAGGTGGATAAAGCCGAAACTGAGAAAAAAAATGACGAGATAACCAAAGCATTGGAAGATTTGTATGCCAAAAAACAATCAGCACAAAATGTTCTCTCCGAGTTAGGAACAGATGTGAAATCGGGGAAGGCTTCTGCAAAGGATAAAGCCCGATATGATGTTGCCAAACAGACAGTGATTGAGGCTAATGCCTCAATCCGTAGTAGAGAGGAGCAAAGACGAATCCTTTCTCGTGGGGGGTACGCAGCCTCAAAATCTAAATTAGAAGAATTAGAGGGAATCGACCAACAAGAGAGAGCCAGCCGATTGCAAAAAAGGATCGAAGCAAAACGAGCCTCATTTGACCCCAAAGATGTGGCAACAAAAGAAAAAGCAGAAGCAGAAGCCCAGAAAATGCTTGAAGATGAAGCCCGAAGACGACTTGCTGCATACTCTCAACAGATGGCTGCTGGTATCAATCAGAGTGCTGCTGAGAGAGAGGGATTGGGGGCTAAAAATCAGTTTCGTTTGACTCCTTTGGGCGAGGGTGCAACCTATGACTTTACTAATGAAGCCATGAAAGGTAGTGGTAACATTGAGGAGTTCGCATCTTTTATGCAAGTCATGCAACCCCTTCTTAAAGCGGGCATGTCCTTAGAAGACATCAAGGCTCTTTCTAAGGGAGGGGCTGGAATTAAAGAGAATAGCACGGGTCTGGCGTACAACTCTTTGTTTGGTATGATGGGTGAGAAAGGTCAGACCATAACAGAATCGGCTTTAGGTATTCCCGCTTGGAACAAGCCAGAAGTTGCTGGCTTGAGCGTTTCTGAGGCTGAGGAACGCCTTGTGGGTTCAACGAGTTCGGGTGGTGAACTAGAAGTGTTGAACGAACTCACTGACTCCCAGTACGAAGCACAACAAAAAGCCAATGAGTTATCCATTGATGCACAAGATTCACTAGATTCTATGGTTACTTCTTTTGAATCATTGGGAGCAGACACCGATGAGATGAAGAAGTTCCAAGAGAAGGGGCTACCACCAGCCATCGGTAAAGAAGTCATGAAGGCTATGGTTGCCGAGAAACTCTTTGATGTCGCTTCGGCTGCGGGCATGAGTTTGGACAAAGTTATGGAAGCGTATTCCTCTCAACAAGATCCTAGTAAGAAGAACAGTTATGTGAAAGATGACCTCGACAGACAATTGAAGGCGGGGAAGATAAAAGAAGAGGAGTACAATAAACAAATAGGTGTGATCAAAACTCTCGGATTGCAAGATGGGTATTTTGATGGTCAGACAATGACCCCGATGGGCGAGGGGTCTTTAATCTTCACACCAGATGGTCAAGCGTATCATACACGAGGTGACGATGAGATGCTCGTTGGTACAAATCTCAGTGGTGGTGGTGGTTCGGGTGGTTCTGGCTCTGGTGATATCCATATCGGTACAGTAGTGGTGAAATCAGATGACCCCGAAACATTCAGGAGAAAACTCAAAGCCGTTGCCAAGACCAAATCTGGTCGAAACGCTATGAACGGGAGGAGTAGATAATGACTAGAGCAAGAATACCGAGTGCTTTTTATAAGCCCGATGACGAATACAACGGAATGGGACGAAAACCCGTAGTTCTTGATGTGCTTGGTTCAGATTGGGAAACGAGTGTCCTCCCCGACAACGCCAAGTTCGTCTTCCATGTCAACCCTAGTTCGCTCGATATCAACTACGGAAAGACAGTCTCCCGAATACAAACAATGGGTGGCTATATCGAACAAGTGTGGGGACACGACACCACCGAGATATCTATGTCGATCAAGACGGGGGCATTTATCCGAATCAACTCTGGATTGAGTGCCGTCACCAATCCAGATATGGGAGGTACTAGAAGGGATTCTATCGCCTACGACAAGTACCAAGACCTCCTAGCCCTATTCCATAGCAACGGGGCTTTATATGGCGAAAATGGGCAGATTGTGAGGCACGGGATTATCTCGTTGTACTTCGACCAAGTGACCTATCTCGGATGGTTCACGACATTCACGGTGGCAGAGAGTGCCGAAAAACCCTATTCCTTTGATCTGACAGCCAACTTCACTGTCCATAAGGAGAAGCATATTGGCTTGCTCCCCTCCGAAAAACTAGGGAGAGGTTGATATGGCGAAGAGAACCAACAGTAACTTAAACGGGGTGACCGAAACAGACACCACTGCTTATGAGGCTTCTGAAATTGACGACATACCCACCCTTGTGGTGGGAGCAAGCAAAAGCATCACTTCTGTGGGATCAAGCCCGTTGCCTTACATCCCAACGGGTCGAAGATTCGATTTGAAATATGAACCATCAAGTGGGGTGGCTCTTGATGGTGGTGACCCTTTAGTTCGGATGTATTCCCCTTTTGTTCTTCAGTATTTACCCCCCGCTGATGCCCAAGTGTATATCGGTGACATGAAGAAATCCCGAACTACCGATTTATCCAAGAATCTTAATACCTTTGCAGATGCTCTTGTCAATAACTTCGATGTCACTTCGTCATACGATGGTGCAGTAACAACATCCTCGTACAATTCATTGGAAGCCCTCGCTCAACAGCAAGCCTACCGAAATCTCTCCTCTTCTGAAAATGGCACAGCCGAGAGTTCCTTCGTGGGGTCAGCCCAGACTTTATCATATATTTCACAACTCTTTGCCTTGATGAATCTCCCTCCTTTGCAGTTTTTAATTAACCCCAACTCAATGAGTATCACTTACACGAAGATACAAGACTTCTCAGCCCGAACTAGGAAGAACCGAGTCTTCAAAGCGTGGGGTGAAGATCAACCCAAGATCACTTTTTCAGCCCAAACGGGGGGCTTCGTTGCTCAATCGGGTGCTGGGAACGAGAGCCTAAATAACTTTTTCACTTTGATGAACACAGCGAACTCAAAGGGGCCGAGTGGAATGCAGTATGCCTCAAAGCGACAGTCGTTGGCTTTCCAACATTTCATGGAAATCCTTCAGATGTATCAGAACGCTTGCCTTATCTACGACAAGATTTTTGATACAGAGGCACATTTAGGGGTAGGGTCATTCTTGATACATTACGACCAAATGACATACGAGGGGCTAATTGAATCTTTTGATTATTCCTACCAAGAGGATACCCCGAATGGTCTATCCTTCAACTTTGATTTCACGGTGTCAAAGATGTACGATTGGAACTCTCAACAAGGAAGCCCTCAAAGAATCCAACCCCCTTCTTTTGATGCTGACAGTAGGAAATAAATAATGGCAAACGCAGAAAACAGACCCTTCAGTGGGACTTGGACATACAACAACAAGAAAAGCAGACGGCATGTACCCGATTGTATCGTGACCTTCAATGGGGAAACGGCTATGCCCTCTTGTACTGGTTGTATGGGTCAGATAGACCTCCAAGACTTGATAACTTCTGTGTCGGTGTCGAACTCCACCGACACCTCTCCCTCCTCTGTTTCTATCGGCATGGATTTGCCCACCAACAGAAGGTCATGTTTCTTTAGGGATAATAAGTTCATCCTACACCCTGGCATAGAAATCCATGTGTATATGCGTGGGTATTTCACGCACACCGAACTAGGGGGTCAGACAGAGGATGACAATTACAATTTGAACAACGCCACAATGAAGCCCTATTACCAAGTGTTCAACGGTGTCATCACTGAGGTTTCTCACGGGTTCAGTGGTGGTTTCTATTCAGTGTCGATGAGTGCCTCAGATTTCCTTCATTTTTGGCAGTATCAGTCTATCAATACCAACCCCTCTGCTTTTGCGTCAAAGGCAGATGGTAACAAAACCAACATCAACTTCACGGGTCACTCCTACACAAGGAAAAACCCCTTCTCGGTGGTACACGAATTGTTTTCCTCTGGGCATGGTGATGCTGGTGGTCACGAATGGGTGCTTTCTGACTTCGCAAATATTGGAATTAAGTCGGATTTGTTCCAAGCGAGTTTCTGGGAGGTCACGGGATATTATTGGCAACAAAGATTCCAACAACCGATGGGCAAACTGAAAATGTATGGGACAGACGGAAGACTCTTTAATTCCTTCGAGCAGTTCCTCCTTAGTTCAGACCTCATTGGCACGGGGGAGGCAAATATATCCTCCGATAATTGGGCAGCACTAGAAAACAAAAATACAGACAAAAAGCGTTTAGGGGGAATCGACAACTACATGGATTCTCTTTTGATGGTTTTGAGACACAGTTCCTCCAAAGACGGTGAGGTGAACAAGCAGCAGTATGCTTTCCCTTCTAGTTCGCTTTTCTATGTGGAGAACACAACATGGGGTGTCGACACGGCTAAAGGCAAGGGAACACGGGGTTATAATGTCGCTGGTGTGACGGCTTTCGCTCTTGATATCAACTCGCTGGGTCAAGTGAATCTATTTGAGAGCCAGATGCAGACCAAAATGGACATCGCCTCTCAAGTATCTCTCGAAATTGGCTTTGAGTTTTTCATTGATTTCAATGGGGATTATGTTTTTAAGCCCCCCTTCTATAATCTGGACACATCTGACTCAAGGGTGTATGTCGTGAAGGACATCGACCTCATCTCTTTCAACTCATCAGAGAAGGAAGCCGAATGTACTGTCATGAAAGGAACGGGGGGATACTTCAGCAATATGGCTTCTCTGTTTGGGAAGGAGTTCGAGAATAGAGGTATGTTCGTTGACTGGAAAGGGGTTGCTAAATATGGTTGGAGGGAAGCCTCGTTTGAAACAACCTTTCTGAATGACCCCAAATCCATTTACTATGCCGCTATGAACCGTATGGCACTCGCCAATAAAGATGTTCAAAGTGGGGATTGTTCTATCCCTCTCAGACCAGAGATGAAATTGGGTTTCCCAGTGTATATCGAACCCTTTGATGTGTTCTATTATGTGACGGGTATCTCCCACACCTTTGGGTACGGGAGTGATTGCACAACCTCTCTGACACTGACAGCCAAACGAGCGAAGTTCTTCCCCCCCATGAATAAGATGGGGCGTTTCCCCAAGATTGAAGAAGTGGATTTCAAGAACATCTACCGACCCAATCACGCTCTGTTCACAAGAAATGGTGTCGGACAACCGAAATATATGGGTTTCCCTTGTGTGGTGTTGGCTTCAGACCCCCACGAGATTAACCCCCTTTGGTTTGGATTGGGTGAGATAACGAACTTTTTAGTGAATCTCACGAACAACACAACGGGTGAATCTGTTGGTGGTAATCACTACGAGGGAATCCTCACGTTAGTTCGTGCTATGAATGAAGTTGATAAACGAGTTCGGTACGAGTTGCTAGGAGGTGCTGCCAAAAACAACAAAATCTGCGTGAAGAATGCCGAGGGAACTGACTTAAAGTTCACCTTCTATACTTTGGCGGAGGCGGCGGGGCAACTGAGAACCGATATTGATAATCGAACAGATGCGAAGGAATGGACACAGTATGAGAAGAATGATGCGTTCGTTTCGGATTCTTTTAAGGAAAAAATTACGAGTTATCACAAGAATGATGGCACAGCCCTCCTCATATTTTTTAAGATTCTTGATGAGGTACGGGCAGAACAAGGGAAGTTCATAAAGGCTGGGACAAACATGGAGAACTATCTCGCTAGTTTGAAGTTCATGAAATCGAACTTCCGACCCGATGACCAACAGCCAGGGATGTATCGGTACTACTCGTCAGCCTTCCCCAACGACTTGTCGAACTCAGCCACTTTTCAAGGTATGGGCGATAGGCAACAAGTGAATGTTGCTTCCTACAACCAAGATTCTATGGTTGTCCAAGAGGTGCTTCTCCCTCATGAGATACCCTCCCCCAAAAGCACTGTCAAAGTGATTGATTTACATGATGGGACATACGATATTGTCAACCCCAATGCTGATGACCAAGCAGAAAAAGTGGCGAGGGCTGGAGGTGACTCGGTGTTCATCACGAAATATGGCTTACCCATACGCTCATTCGTTTACAGTGCTGGTGAGACCGTTAATGAGTTCACTTACAATGTCATGGCGACAGAAGACATCAAGAAAATCTGTTTCGCTGTCCAGTTCATTGGTCGCAGACAACAAATATCCTTCAAGATCAATGCCTCCATCAAGTTCGATAAGAAGAAAAAGAACTTTTCTCTCGCTCTCCCCCGATACCAAAACGACCCCTTCCCAGATGGTATCTCTGTGGGGGAAGTTTACGACCCTTTCATAGACAATCACATTGAAGCCATCAAAGTTCTTGTGAAGAATGTGAAATCAACCCTTGCAAGCAACAATCAGAAAGTTCGGTCGGAGTCTTTTCAAAAGTTCCTTGATGGGCTAGTTCCCAAATATGATAAGATAAAAACTCGTTATAATCATAGGACTTATTCTAGGCGTAGAAAGGGTTATTTTCAAGGGGCCTATAAGAAAATCCGTTCGGCAATGGAATCCGATTTACATGAAGCCGTCAAGTTTGTGAACATAGCAGAAACATTGGCGATATCCGATCAGTTATCCCCTTATTTCAACAGTGAGAGTACTTCGTTTGAGGTGTCAGCCAAAATACCTAGTGGGACAAATTATTACAAGGGTACGAGTGTTCCGAGTGAAACCGTCATTGGGGAAGATTTGAAACTGCTAGACGGTGTTTCCGACAAGGTGATTCAAATGGTTTCTATTCTAAGAAAAACCACTGACACACGAAAGCCTCAAGACTCGTACGAATATGGTTTTTTAAGTTCGTGGGATGGACACCCTCTTTATAATGGAGCAACAGACACTAGGAAGGCAGAACTACAAGAGTGTCTCCAAGAAAACTCTGCAAGTTATTTCCAAGAATCAATGGTGAAAACACCCCAAAATGGCAACTACACTTTCCGTGCTCCTAAAGAAGAACCTTATTACTCACCCGTTTTTCCCGTGAGTGACGAGAAGGGCTTTGAGCATTTTGGAACATACGCTTACGGGAGGGGGATGACACTCAAATCCCTCGCACAGATCATCGACACAGCCCCAGAATTATGGGGGGACTTATCCCCTCTCGACCTCAATCGTCTTTACGGGGCAATTGCTGTGGGCAAAAATAGAAAACTCTTGTCAGTCAAGGAAGCAGAAAGTGGTTCATCCCTCCAAAGTAATTACCAAGCGTTCGATAACAACTATCGAACTACTCTCAATGAGAGTATCGCAAACTACATCACTACGAGGGGTCAAGAAGAAGTTTTATCTCAAGATATCATCACTGCTATGACCACTGCTGGAGTGGATTTTTCTTCTACAGATTCAGTGTTCCAACATCTCAAAACATGGACAACAACGGGTCAAGAAGAAGTTGTTGGTGGTGATACTGGGATAAACATCGCTTCAAAAATCTTTGAACAAGCCTTCGTTGGGAATATCATCACGACCAACCAACAATATGGTCAGAAGATTGCTGCTGGTAATGTTCCCATCGAACTAGCCCGACTGGATCAGTTCTATTCCCCCACCACTTGTAACGGAGGAGCAGCCAACGCCCTCTCGACCTCAGATGCTTTCAGTCTTGAATCCGATCAGTATTCCTTCGCTTACAACTCCAACACGGGGGACTTCAATGAAACAGCGTGGCAACAGATGTTAGCCGAGAATCGCCTCATTGATTGGTTCTCTCACCAAGAGGCATTGAGGGGGGAGATACAAGAGCCGACCATCACGATCCAAGATTTCCAAGATGATGCCAATGCTATTGGGGAGGCTTTTTCAACTTTGTCCTCTGACATCCAACAGACACCAGATGTCTTCGGTCAGATAGTTCTAGGGAAATCCCCCGAAAACACCCAATCGACTTCGTTACCACCCCCAACAATAAATGAAGAAGATGAGTAATGGTTTTATATTCGTAGGGAGGTATTATGAGTTTTGATTTTCAGATAGGGTTTCCTTGCCCACATTATATTGTTGAAGAACATGTCGAACTGTCTGCTGATAGGAGAGGCATCGTCACCCGTTATCCCATTGCTGCTAAGGGGACAGTGTCCATTCTTATCAATGACGAGTTCTTTGTTCCCCAAAGGGGATTGGCTTCGAGAGCCGTTTTGAGGGGAGGGCAGAGTGGCCCCTATCGTGTAGGGAAGCACGAGGATGAACTGACGGTTTCCAATCAAGACAGTTCATTCACGGTCAAAATCCCACATGGACTCCGTATCCCCACTGATGACCTCGTGGTTTTATTCAATAAGGCTTTCAAGTCGAAGGGTGAACAGTTCATTTTTGCGACCAATGTGTCGGGTTTCCTCATTTTTTATGATGTGGCTAGTTCGGGTGGGAAGTCAAGGATTCTCGTGACGGGTTCGGCTGTTAATACATTGGGTTTCAAACAGAGGGGTATGAAGGGTCGTCTTTTATATCCAGCGTGGGTGTTGGAGAAGCAGTTGTCTTCTGATGGTGAGTTCTACGGAAGATTCTTGAGATTCACGAAGCCTCTCAAGAACAACCCCCTCATTAAAGTGTCCTATACCACCCCAGCAGAACAATGTGTTCGTTGTCGTTCCACTTATGTCGAGAATGATTACAGATATGACAGCAAGGGTGATATGAAACTCATAACGAATGAGGATCTCCTTTACCAAGCCTCCTTGAAAGCCCTCTTGACCATCAAGGGGAGTAACCCTTATTACAGATGGTACGGCACGAACTTGTTGAACGCCATTGGGAAGAAGGCTGTTCTAGGGCTACAAAACGCCATCAAACAAGAGATATCATCAGCCCTCCAGACATTTCAGCAAGGGCAGTTGGCACAAGCCAAGTATCAAACGGTATCATCTAAGGAGAGATTATTCTCTTTGAGCAGTGTGGAGGTTTATCCACACGAGACAGACCCAACGGCATTTCTTGCTGAGGTGGTCATTGTCAATGCTTCCCAAGAACCCATTTCGCTTTCTGTTATATATACTGCCCCAAGTGCAATCGCTTTGGCGGGGTCGAATGGAAAGTCGCTAGGAATACGATGAGGATATTATGAGAAAACCACAAGTATATAAGCCCGATGGCGAACTAACTGACCAGTTCACATACAAGACGACAATCCCAGAGAAGTTCTTCTCTGGTTTGCTGCCTCCCAACACAGTCGATGTTCAAATCTCTATTCGTGGTGGGGCTTTTGTGTCCAATCCCGATCTCATTGTTTTTGAAGATAGAGCGTGGTCAGCCCCCAATCCCGAAGTCTACCCCAATGGGTTGGAGTTAATCGCGGGGGAGAACCACATCCAAATCAGAACAATCGGAACGAGAGGTGATACCTCTGAGATTCTTGATATCAAAGTCACGCTCATCCAAGATGATTCTATTTATGCCCTCTCAAAACCACCCACCAATCTATCACTATCTCGTGAGAGAGATACCGTCACAGTCACTTGTGAAGGTGTGGTTGACCCCAATGTCATAGGATACAACTTCTATGCTGCCACAGAGCAAGGTGGGGGTGGTGTGGGCTATTCTCGTATCAATCTCAATACCATCCGTTCGGGGGAAACCATTGAGGATTTCGTGGAACTCCAAGACATCTCTTTCTTAGAAGATGTGGCTACCCAAGATTCGGGTGACCCCTATTCCGACCCCCAGTATATTTCTGTCATCACGGAACAAAAAGATATTCTCGGGAATGTCTTCCAGAAGAAAGAAAGAGGGATAAAAGAAATACCAGAAGGCACGGAACAACTGAGAATTGCTTACAAGGTTAGTTCAGTTCGCACGACTTCCATGTATTCTTTCAAGCACAATAGATTATTCTCGGAGAACTCAAACCCTCCTACAATCTTCAGTTCTGAGTTCACGTCAATCAGCCGTGAAGACTCCTTGTTCTATGTGGCAACGGCTTTGTTTTTCGATGACATCAACAGCATTGAGTACGAGAGTGTTTTTTCAGTGGAAGTTATTGGGAGTCCCTTATTGGTATCCCTTGTGGGGAGCAATCTCCCTCAAGTATCCCGAAATCAAATCAGAGAGGATTTCATTTCGTCCGTGTATCGTTCCAATCCCCAACTCCGAGTCGATCCCACATCTGTTCTTTCAGACACCGTCATTGAACCCTTCTCATCAGAGATGGAGAGGATGCGATTCCTATTGGATTTCTTCAATAAAAGTTCATCCCTCGCTGGGTTATTGCAGATAGACGATCCCAATAACACGGGGCAGTCGGCTGACATCACAGCCTCTAATTATAAGCGTGCCATTCAGATTGCTTTCCGTATCGACAACTATGCAGACACCCAAGCCTTCATAGATTCGATCATTGAAGCGAGGGCAATGAACTTCGGTGTGACACGGAGAACCTCCACTCGTTCAAGTGGGGAGATAACTTTTTACGTCACGAAACAACCGACCTCTTCGGTGCAGATACCATTGGGGACAGAAGTTTCTGGTGGGGGAGGCACATTCACTACGCTCCAACGGGGCGTTATAAATGTATCGAATATTGCCTCCTATTACAATCCAGCCTTGAAACGGTGGGAAGTGTCTATTCCAGTCCAAGCCAGCATTGGTGGTTCAAATGGTAATGTCGCACAAGGGCTAGTTCGGTCATCGAACTTGACGGGAGTTCAACTCACCAACAATGCTGCTTTCTTTGGGGGAGCAGACAGAGAAACCAACAGAGAGTTCATCACGAGAGCCATGAACGCTTTGGCGAGTCATGATGTCGGAACAGAAAGGGGCTTTCTTCAGTTAGCCGCTGACATCGTGGGAGTACAGAATCTTAAAGTGGTGGCATCGGGACACAATCTCATGCAACGAGATAAGGATACTTCTGGTAACCATCGTGGTGGTAAAGTAGATATCTGGGTGCGTTCAGACAACCCCGCCATCGTGACGGATTCCTTTGCTTTCTCTTATTCTTTAGGGAAAGATGTGACTTTTGAGGTGGTTGGATCACCCACTGACTTAATCTTCAAGGCGATTGATTCTTCCTTGACGGAGGATGCCCCCATTCTGAGATTGCTCTCAGAAACCGATAGATTTGGTTTCCGTAATGGCTCGACTGGACAATCCTTTGATATCACGGGTGCAAAGGTCATTCAATACAACATGATACAACTCTCCACTGAGATCAATCAACCCGATGTTTCTTACGGGGATGTCATTTTTGGGGACTATTATCGACAAGATGGCAATGACCATCTATTCACGAGGCAACCCGTTGAGTCCATCGTGACCGTAGAGGGAACAATTAGTGGTGTTCTCCCCACAACGGCATACGAGTTGGTCAATCCGAGTGTTCCTCTCGAAACGGGATTCTCTCTTAACGAAGGTTCTTATCTTCGCATTAAGGGTTTCACAGACGATGGTTCTCGTGTCCCTTCTGGTGATTCTTTGAGTGCCACTGACGAAACACATGTCATCTTATCGAACTACCCCGAATATCTCAATAATCTAGGGGCTGACCCTCTCACGGTCACGGTCACCAATCTTGAGAAGACTATCACTTATCGTTCTCCGAGTGACCCAAGTGGTATATCGGATTTCACTGTCCAAGAGAGAGAGGGCTTTCCTTTGGCTGTTTTCTTGACGGACAACTCTGAGATACGCTCTGGACAAGAGATTTTGATTTCGTATTCTTACGGGGAGAACTTCACTGTAACCTACGGGATTTCATCTTCTATTTCCACGACACAGAACATCATCGACCTCAATAAACCTCTCACGGCAGATGTCCTAGTGAAGAAAGCGTTGGCTGTTCCAGTGGATGTTGAGGCTACGATTGTTTTGAGCGTGGGGGCTAGTTCGGGAGTGGTTGACAACAATATCCGAACGACTCTAGCAAACTTCTTTGCGACACTGACACTAGGCGACCCCGTTCGTCAAAGTGACCTCGTTGAAATAATGGACTCTACTCGTGGTGTTTCTTATGTCATTCTCCCTATAACAAGAATGACACGCCAAGAGGCAGCAATGGTTCTCCGTGAATCTTTAGTTGTGGGTTCTTTGTCTGATTACACCCCTCTCCCAAATGTGAGTGGTGTGGCAGATGTTTATCTCCTTCAAAATCAATTGGATTTCGTAGCCCAAGAGGGTGGTGGTTCAGAAGAAGATTTCAGAGGGGTTTTCCAAGATCAAGTCCTCCTCGAAACCTTATCACAACCCAACAACTATTATATCGGTTCTGGTGTGGGGAGAGCGTACATCATCGGTGACGGGGGCTTGTCTATTCAAGGGTTCAGTGATGACTTAACTCTTTCCAATGAAGGCTTCACACCCAATGAGTACGCCACAGTTCGGAAAGAGCGAACTGGGAATAGGGTTATGATTTCCACACCCAAGAACAAATTACCAACAGAGTGTTCTTATTCTGTGACCTATTATGTGGGTTATGACAAGGCAGTCAAAAACATCGACCCCATTGATGCTGAGTATCTAACTCTCGGAAATATCTCTCTCACATACGAAGAAGATTCGGCACAAGTCCGAACACTCCAGACGGGTTCTTCTTTGCGTAGTGGTGGGGGGTCGTACTGATGTCAAAGAAACTGTTCCCTCAAAGTGTGACCCAAAACCCTTCTTCTCTCAAAGAACAAGGGCAAGAGTATCAAGTTCAAGTTCGTGAGCAAGTCGAACTCATCTTGAAGCAGTTCCTAGCAGTCCTCCCTTCTAACTATGTGTCTCAAACGACAGCACCTTTTTATACTGTCCAGTTCCAAGCAATGGCAGAGGCAGTAGCCCGACTCCAATTAGGACTCCAAGAATCCTTGAAAGATTCACTCTATGAGTTCACGAGGTCGGAGTTCCTTTGGCAGATGTTGGGGGTGATGGTCTTCCCGAAAGTCTACCACAACAAGATGCAGATACCCCTCATAGACAAGGACACTGATTACCGTGACTTCTTACGGGCAATGGTAGTTCTCCTCCTCAAAGGAACAAAGCATGCCCCTATCCAAGAGGGTACGAACCTTCTGACGGATGCTACGGTCACTCTCATAGAGAAAGCCCTCACAGCAAATCAAGAGGGTTCAGCGTGGGGTTATGACGATTTACACACCTTTGAGGTAAATGTCGAAAAGGATGGGGGGACTTCTTTTCCAGACCGACCTTTTGATTTGGAATACAACATTTCGGTTATCCTTGATGCGTTGAAGCCAGCCTATACAATATATGAATACCGTCATGTTTTTCGTGAAACATTTGGGCATATCTTTCAAGATGAAATGTTTGCGAACTTAGATATGTACGAGTATGATGACCTCCGTAAATACTGTGGGGGAGCGAAAAGAATACATGGGGAAGGGGAAGTTCTATCGGGCAGATTTCTGTTGTCGGATTCAGACCGTTTTTTTGATAATATCGGAACACCAGCGTATCTGATTGTTGAGGACAAACGCTATGAAGTTTCAGAAATACTTTCTTTTCCTATGGGTGATGACCCTACTCCCCGTCATTACACAACCAGTTCGGGGTTGGAGGGATATGCAACCATCGAGGGGGATACCCTCACCGACAAATGTCAAAACTGGGTATTGGCAAAGGAAGGTGAGAAAATCACTTTCCACGAAGGGGCGAACACGGGAGTCTATCGTCTGAAAGATGTTCTAGGCTCGGATGGTGGGAGTGTTGGTTTCGTCACGGGATCAAGCACTCAAGTTCGGGTGGGGAAATCTATCGTTCGGACAACCACTCGTTTACCCGTTGGGGTATCTTTCCCCTACGAACTGTCTGTTGATAGACTAGGTGTTCAAATAGAAAGAACCCGCACACAAGAAAATCTCACACTCCAATGTGTCCTTTGATAATTTATTTATAAAGTGTTTTGTAGAAACTGGAGAAGACAATGAAACTGGAAGAACGTGTAGCCCAAAGACACTTGATAAAAACATCATGTGAAGAAGTGGCTAGGGGGATATCTAAAAGCCGAGTGGCTAGTTCGCAAAGAACTGTTCGAGATGAACTGGGGAATCCAGTGATCCTAGCCTCGTTTTTTGACCCCAATGTTCGGGTGTCTTCGAGAGGCATCCTAACGAAAGCGAAAGAGTTGTGGAAGGCTTTCAAAACAGCCCCCGATAAATGGGAGGAGTTCAAAGAGAAACTCGGATTGGCTGGCGTGAGTACTCTCGCTCTCATGAAAGAGTTCCCTAAAAAGATGAAAGAGTTCTGGGGCAAAGCCAACGAACTAATCAAAAAAACCTTCGCAAAGGCTGGTGCTGCTCTTATCAAGAAGTTCCCCCAGTTGGAAATCTACTTTAAGGTCACTCAGAAACTCCCTTCTGTGACATCGTTTTTCAAGAATCTTCTAAATAAGTTCCCCAAACTGAAACGGATGCTCGATGCTGTGGCAAGTAAAGCATCAACGCTCGCCAATACTGTCGATGGCTTTTTTCAAAAGAACTCTTTGTTGAAGCCCGCGAATTGGTTCGCTCGTGGTGCGTTCTTCACTTATATTTGGATGAATGTCGCTGAAATATCGTGGAATGTTCCCGAAATAATGAGAGGGATGCTCGGAGGTATGTCTTGGGCTGAGATTTTATCTTCTCTCCCAGAGAGTGGTTTGGGATTGGTGGTTTCTTTGTTGTTCGGTGCTTTCATACCATTCCCTTTCGGAGGAGCATTTGCCTCTAAAATCGGACTAAATGCTTTATTGCCTATGGCACTTGCCTTTCAGATATGGTTTCTCGTGTCGAAAGGGTATGCTTACATCAAAAGGGGTGTGTTGTACTTCACAGATAAAGTGAAGACCTTTGGGATTGATATCATCACTGATATTGCCCTCCCCCTTTGAACCAATAACTAGACTATATTTCTATTGAAAATGAATGTGAGGTGATTCTATGGCTGAAATGATTTATAACTTGTACTCAGACAAGACAAAAGAGATGTTTGACAAGACCACTCTGAAAGACAGTGTCTTCTCTAAAATCACGGCACTCAATGGGTACTGCGATGCTTTTATTGAAGGGTTTGACGAGAGTTCTTCAAGCACTTGGATGGGTTTGATGAAGCCACCTACTGAGATAGAAAAGACTTACCTCATTGAGAATCCCCAAGCATCGAAATGGATGAAGGCATATGCGAAAGACCAAGCAAGGATTAAAGCCGAATACGAGAGTCTTGTCGGTGGTCTCAAAGATGAGAACGCAAAACTGAAAGAAGCCTACGAGAAGAACCAAGCGGCATCTAAGCCCAAGCGTGGTGTCAAAGCCCCTTTATCGCCTCTCGCTCTTCGACAGAAGATACAACAAGAGATCAATAAGAACAAGAAACTCCGAAACTGGGTTTCCAACCCCATCGAAGAAAGAGAAATCCCAGCGAACTATTCTCGTTATATGGAAGGTCAAAGTATTCGATTGAGTGAAACACAAGCCGCTCAAGACTTGACCAATCTAGGAACATCTCTTGACGATTTACATTCTGGAATTATCTCTTTGAAGGGTTCATTCGATCCACAAGCGAACTTCGATTTTCTGTTTGCTGGCTTATTGGGTTCGGATACTTTAGCCCTCATTGACACAATCAAAGCAGCCATCACGGTGTGTGATTCGGGCTGGGCTGATGTTTTAAGCACTCTCGTGTCGGGCAATGGTCTTTCTCAGAAAGAAGCAAGACGATTGGTGTCTGGTTGGATAAGAACCCTCAGAGTTCTTAGAAATAAGTGTCAGACATTGCTTCAAAAAATCAATGGGGCTGTGGGATTCCTTGTGAAAAGTAAGGGTGCTATTCGAGGACACCTTTTATCGAATAGCCGTCAAGGAACTAGGGATTTAACACACCGAGAGTTCTTTGTGTGGGCTGGTCTTCATTTCAAGGACTCTGGATTACATCTTCTCGCAAATGCTTATGCTGCCAACGGTTACGAACAAACTGTATGGGCTGATGATTACAATTACAAAACCACTGAGAACGCCCCTTTCATCACGAGAGCAGACAAATTAGATTTGGATAGATGGTTTGCTCACATTGGTTGGAACTATTCCCATGTGTCGGATATCGACCTTGAGGACTTACATTTGTCTAGTGTGGATACTCCCGCTAAGAACAAACTCTTTGGCATTGCTTTGGATTATATCCAAAGACCTCAAAGTAAAGCACACACGCTAGAAGGCGAAGAATAGTGGTAACCGAAATAATTAAGGAGAAGATAATGGAGCCCCTAACAATCGGAATAATTTGCTTTCTAGGTGGTGGTTTGATCACTGGTGGCACTATTTTTGGTGTTCAGAAAGCCAATGAGAATAAAATCCAAGAAACCACAGAACTGGTGGCTGCCATTGGTTCTTTGAAAGACCAACTAGGAGAAGGTCAGAAGCAAGTGATGATTAACTTGACTGACCAAGACCTTCTCAAAGAGGCTTGTTCCGTGGCTTATCTGAAAGAACAAGGAGACTCTCTTTGTAGAGAAATGTTCTGCCGTATGCAGAGCAGAGGTCTTGATAAAGGTGCAACCACAACCGAATGTGAGAATATTTCCCACATCACAAACTCGAAAGCACGCCTAGAGACTTGTATGCCCTACTGGGGCGAAGACACCATCCTCGATGATGGTGGTTTCAATAAGAACTCAAAGTATGCAATATGTATGACTATTTTTAAGGAGAGAGAATAATGTCTTCCCCAAGATCACAAGAAGAACGAGATATGGTAGAGCGTATCATTCTTTATGCAATGAATGACCGAGCCGTTTTGAAAGATGTAGGGCGGGCTGTCAACAATGCCTATCAAGAGTATATGAAAGAACTTATCAGTGAAGCGAAAAATGATTTCAAAGCCTTTGAAAAATACATTGTGGCTGAAATCAATAAGCGTAGAGCACCAGTCCCAGAGCGAAGTGTCCGTGACTACATGCCTCACGATGGTTTCCCTTTGGGTGACCCACGCTACCGAGAAGATGGTCGTTATGCTTCTTCTGTTAGTTCGATAGCCGATAGACACACAAATACAGTGACTGTAAAAAAACCCCGTGTCGCTTCAAAAAACGCTTTGGTTATTACCAACCAAAGATACAATAATAGAGTTTTTGAACTAACACAACTAGGGAAGTCTTTGCCCGATTTTTTGAAAGCACCTTTGATGAAAGAAATAGAGAACACGGCTTGGTGGTACATCAATACTTACAGAGGTCAGATTAAGGGTAACTTTAAGTATGACAAGGGAGTCATTTTTTATCCAGACGATTTCAATGATCAATTGGAAGCCAAGAATCTTTGGAAACTAAACGACAAAGCCTTCGATATTTTAACTTCTGAGTCTTGGTTGCACTTTGACGACTAAAAGGTAGAATCCTATGAAAAATCTTGATAAAAAAACATTGATTCGTATGGCGTATGAAAAACCCGAAATGCGTTCAAAAATCTTGCCTCTCATCAAGAAGATGGCTCAGTTTCGCTTCATTCAAGATGGCGAACTAGACGGTTTGTCTAACGCAGACATCGTTGAAATGGCAGAAGCGAAGTTCGGGAAAGCCTTCGACAAAGTTGATGTTGCTAGTATTCGGAAAGTGAATGGGAAAGTTCGTATAACGGCTTCCGTTCAAGTTGATATCGGTGCTGGTTCAAATGAAGTAGCAGAAATCGCTCGTGAATACGGGATAGGGATACTTGCTCCAACGGGTGCTACTCCAGAGATCCAACCGACAGAACAGTCTGTCGACATGGAAACCGTCCGTGACACCCCGTTCCCAACTCGTGAAACAGTCCGTAATGTCGTTGTGGTTTCTCCGAATAGTTCAAACGACAGTGCTTCCAGCCGAGAAGACGAAGTTTCAAGAGCCAGAGGTCAAGTTTCTCGTGCCAATATCAGCATTTCTCCGAGAACCCGTACCCAGTTCCGAAATAAAGCGAGGAGTTTAGGGAACATCGTAGATTCTGTGCATCGTGGCACAAGTCATCCGTCACCAACTCACAGTGGTATGATTGATGGTGTTAAGATTTCCATTACAGTCGTAGGGAATACCCCCGAAGAAAGAGCCGCAGATGCTTACAAGAAGTTCCTTGAACTGAAAGGAAACTTCCCTAACGCTTCGTTGGTAACAGACTTCTACATTCAAGGGGATACCTTGTTCATCATTATTGCAGATGCACAAGTTCCAGAGGACACCTCTGCTATCGCTGAAGCCCGTAGTTCTTTCAATGCCTTCCAAAACATGAGTGGTGGCAGTTCTTCCTATGAAGAAGAATACTCTGAGGAAGAATACTCCGAAGAAGATGAAGTCAGTGGGCAACGTGAACGAGAGAGCATTCGAGAAGAAGAGATACGCCTAGAAAACGAGCGAAACGAACGGCTTGACAGAGAACGCCAAGAGCGACAACGTGAAATGGCGAGAGAACGAGCAGAGAGAGACCAACGAGCAGTTGAAGTCGCTCAAATGATGGCAGAACGCCAAGAAGCCCAGCAAGCACAATCTCCAGCACCAGCGAAGGGTGATTATGTGATGAAAGACGGGTCAGCCATTCCGAACTCTGTTTTCGTGGCTGGTTATCTGAAAGGTATTGAGTATGCAAGACGAAATCGGGCAGTTCAAGAAAGATACGGTTTTGATCGTAATGGCAACCCCATCCCAGCAAATCAAATATATAAGTGGAATCATGACACTGCTAGTGGTTGGTTAAGACGATTGGCACGAGAACCCGAACTAGAACTCTCAAAAGCACAAGCCAGCACAATGAACTCGACACTGGGTTATAAAAAACCTAAGTCTCAGCGTAGTGGTATTGCTTCTCCTCATATCCTCAAGGGTGTTTATGAGGCTGTCCGTGAATACTCAGATGTTGACTCTCGTTCTATCCCAAGCAAGACTTGGTTCATAAAGAACTTTGGTTTCGCTGATGGGTATCAAGGTCAGAACTCCACAGAAGCATACGCTCATTCTAATATGCGACAAAGCAGACAAGCCAATGACGAAACTCGTGCGAAGTTGATTCGATTGGCATACGAGAAACCAGAACTCCGTTCCAAGATTCTTCCTTTGTTGAAAGAAGACTGAAATGAAGAACTGGAAGCCCATATTCATTGAGAACTCACGGATACCCGTTTGGTTGAGTAAATTGTCCCCTATCAATATAGGGGCAATCACTCTAGGTATCCTCGTGATATCCCGTGATGAGATGAGTGAGCAGACGAAGAACCACGAAACGATACACTACCAACAGTATCTCGACTTGTTCTTCATTGGTTTCATTCCTCTCTATCTGTGGGATTGGGCTTTGGGTCTTTGGCATCACCGAAAGGGCAACATTGCTTACTACTCAATACGAGCAGAGCAAGAAGCCTATGTCAATGACACGAACATGAACTATCTCCAAGAACGGAAGAGATGGTCTTGGATAAAGAACTACAAAGTGAAAACACCCCCCTATCTTGACACTTTGAAAGAAAACTTGGAGAAGAATAATGTCTAAATCTATACGAAATATTGCCGACCGATATATGATGGCAGCCACGAAAGGCTACTTTATCCATCGATCACCGAATCCAAGAAAACAACCCTCGATTATCTACATATCAGACGGACGTAATGTCATCTATTTGGAAACTGGTGGGAGATACAAAGGCAAGTTCGTACCCATTGAGAGTGCCAAGATGCCACCTTTGTCTGAAATGGATTCTTTGCCTATAGGAAAGACACACATGGGTATCATTATTGACGGCAATATCGTGTCTGAGATAGCCTCTGTGCTTGGTGACCCTTCTTATGAGGTGGTAGCCCCCTCATTGGGTTTGGTGCGAGATATAACCTACTCAGCCCCATTCAACCCAAAGCAAGAGTGGGATATGCTCATAGGTCAGCCCATAGCCTACGGTGAGCCTACTGGTATCCCAGAGATAGATAAGAAGCATGGTTTGACCAACTATTCTGAGCATTACAGAGGTGATACTGTTGATGTGATAAGCGATATCCAATCTGCTTGTTACAGAGCGAACTTGAAGTGTAAAGCATACGACAAGAAAATGTTTGGTTCATACATCCCTCACATTGAAATTATGGGCGATCCCTCTGCCATTTCAAAGGTGATGAGAAAGTTCAAGAGTGTGTCTGAGAAAGTATAATCTCTAAACAAAAAGAAACCCCAAGTCCTCCAAAGTTCTGAACCTTGACTGATTTGCAAGGTACGGAGAGGACTAGGGGCATTTTCTTTTGGGTGGGGTACGATCTCGCAAACGGGGAGTCGTCAAAGGTTCAGAACTTTCCCTACCTCAAAGACTCCTTTGTTATCCTTTATTGGATACGAAAGCGTTGAGTTTCTTGGCTTCACGGATAATGTCTTCGGTTGTATAACCTTTCCAGACTTTATCACCAGAAGCGGCAAACTCCATGTGAGCGTTGGTTTTAAGAATCTCCTCAGCCAAGTGGAGGAGAGATTGTCGGATTTCATAGGCTTTATTATCTGCCATGATATACCTCGTGTGTGTTGTGTGTGTGTATGAACTCATCTGAAAGACAA